AAAATATTATTAAATATAATTTTTTTTATTAACAACGACTCCATCAAATCCTTCATAATTGTCAGCATTCGTCTCACTCTTGTGAGTGCTTTCATATAACGACCTTGTTAGTCTGATAACTTTCCCACCAGCCTTTTGTACTGCTTGTATCTCGTTGATGAATCTACAATCACCAATAATAGCAATCTCCGGAGAGTCTCCCTCTATTCTCTTAAAGCAATTTTCTACCCAGATTGGTTCATATATTTTACGCATTATGTCTGTGCCCAAGAATTGCATAAACTCACGGGCAGTCATAGGGCCAGATTCGTGAATGGTTATTCCAAAACCAAGCAAATCATTCTTAGATAACGGATATCCATGTCTGTCGCCAATACACGTTTGCCAATCTGGAAGTATAACCCCCGGCATATTCTCCCATCGTAGGTGTTCTTGAATCGTATTCTTTTCTTCATCTGTGCCATATACGCACTCCGGAGGAATATTAAACAACATCACGCACATCTCTTTTAGAGAGTCTGCAAAATTATATGCCCGAATTAGTGGCCAAACTCTACGAGAAGCATACTGATAGAATTCATCAGTTTGTTGATCTAGCTCTAGAACTCCCATTTCTTCAAATTCTTTTCCATTCTCATCGTGGAATGTACAGTTAACTACTAGCTTGCCTTCTGGAGACATGAAGAATTTCTCTATTACATCATGTCGTTTCATTTCATGACCATGAAGATAGTTCGACAGTGTTGTTTTACCACTCTGAAGACGCCCAGATATTGCTATAATTTTAGTCATATTTTATTCCTTTGGTATTGAAAAATTCTCGAAACTTGTTTCGTTTTCGATCTAATGAAAATACACACTTTTTGCCGTACATAATTTCATAGAGAGTAATGGTATTCTTAGTTTTTGAATTTTGAAGATAATAATAATTTCCCTGATCTATAATAGATCCAAATCCAATAAAATCTTTAATTTTGTTTAAAAAAGATTAATTAAAATCTTCCTTCTATTTGTGGCTTTATAAGTGTATTAATTTCTGAGACTGTCATTTCGCCAATGTCATTTTTTGGGATTTCTACGGTATATATGTTGAATAAATGCTTGAATCTATCATGGATCTCTTTTGTACATTTTTTTCCAGCAGTATCATTATCTGTCATTGTGACAATATTTGAAACGCCAGTCTTTTGGATAAGAAACTCTTGAGAATCGCTAATTTTACTACCAAATATTCCAACAGCGTTGAATATATCAGCTTCCCAGAGTCTGATTATATCTCCTTGTCCCTCAACGAGTATTATAGTATTAGTCCTTCTAATATGCTCAATCGCTTTACCATAGTTATACAGAAAGTTAGACTTATTGAATCCCTTTTGATTTATCCATTTACTAGAGCTATTGCAAATTGTTCGTCCCGTACATCCAATCATAAACTCGTCATTTTCATCATAGACCGGAAATACAATCCTTTGATACATTTGACTTGACGGATTCATGCATAGTCCAACATCAAATGTATCTAGAGTCTCTTTTTTGAAGCCCCTGTCTATATAGAATTGTGCCGGAAATATCAGATTTTTTCGTACACTAGCTCTACTAACTCGTATCTTATTTAGTTTACTGTTCTTTTTAGATTCGATCTTGATTAATTTATCAATAGCACTATTATTTTCTATACGTACTACGCTCTCGTCAACTTCTACGTTAGAACAAAAGCTTTTACAAAACTCTATCATTTCATTGAATTTGACAGATCTATTATGCTTCTTCTCTAATAGCATCCATACTAGTGACAGAATATCCTTACCCGGTTTTTCATGATGACACTGTTTTGTATTACAAAACCACTTACCATAATACTCAAGATTGTCCTCATCTATATTGATATTAAAAGCACTTGGATTATCACCATTGTGGATCGGACAATAGCTAATTATTAGATTATTTGATTCATAGTAGTTAGTGATATCGAAAAACTCTAAGATATCAAAAATCTTCTTCATCAGTTTGATTTTCAGAATCATCATTTGTTTGATCTGCGAATCCTTGTTGACCACCGCTTTCATTCTTTTTTATACTCCTGATTGTACCAAGCTCTCTGATTTTTGCATACTTTCCATCCATTTGCAAGCATATGTAACCGTTATCTTCTATGCCGGGACCATGTCTTGAAACTACAGGAATCAATTTCTTATTACCACAGTTAATGCCGTCTGTGATCCTCTCTTCCTCAGTCTTATCTTTAAAGATAGAGAAGCTGGTACATAGCCAGACCAATCTATCAGATCCGCTCACAACGTCCGTAGTTTCCTTCGTAATGCCGTCTCTGTTTAATTGAACAAAGGAGAGGCATGGAACGTCGTTCTCTACGCAAAAGTTATGTAGGGCTGTAATTTGGAAGCCTAGTACTTGGAATTCTGCTAGGTTGTTATTAATGCTATTAGATGTCATAAGCTTCAAATAGTCATAAATTATCACGCAATCTTTTAGGACTCCATTTTCGTCATATCCTACTCGTTTCATTAACCATCTCTTGGCAATAGATAGAGTCTCTTCGAATGGTCTACCGGCAATACTAATGTAATCATATGGTAGATCTTTTAGTATCTTTGAGCCATTTATAACCTTATCCTTCTTGTTAGGATCTCCAAAGAAGTTTCCTGCCGCTATTTCGTTAATCTCTACCTCACTAAGATTTGCTAAGAGTCTGTTTACATGATCTTGTTGACTCATTTCTGTATCAAGCATCAAAACCGGAATTTTGTGGGTATTAGCAATATATAGTGCAACATTGTCTCCGTAGCAACTCTTTCCTGTCTTTGGTCGAGCCGCAACTAGATCAACACATTTCCTTCTTAATCCACCACCAATAGCCTTGTCAAATGATGGCATACCCGTTGTTATACCTATAGACTTACCTTGATTGTTCTCAAGATGGTCAATATATGCATCAATATCATCTCCGATAGCTTTCGGAGATAGCTCGTCTTCTTTTATGTAGGAAAGACATATGTTCTGAATAGGGGATTCTGCTAATGATAAGATCTCATTAATAGATTCATCACCAGTGACTTTGTTTAATTCTGTATAGATTGTCCTCAACTCAGATTGTACTTTTCTTGCAAACTCTAGCCGTTTTAACTTCTTAGCATGTTCTAGAATGTTATCTATATGAACAGGAGTGTTCATGATACCAGACATATGCTTTAGAACATCATTCTTCTCAACATACTCGTCAAGATTGAGACTTTTTGCAGACGAAAGAATATCTGTGTAGCCTGCGGTTTCCTTATTCTTTAATGCATCAAGAATACACTTGTACAATACCTTGTTTGTATCAAGAGTAAAGCTATCCTCATTTAGTAATAGCTCAACTTCAATAAGACTTTCTCGACCATGCTGAAACAAACCGGCGAGAACAGCACGTTCTGATGCTATGTTTTTTAAACTAGTCTCTATCTTAGACATCAAGAGCGTCCTCTTTTTTGAATACAGTTATCACAAACATAGTTCTCTTTAACAAACATTGGATGAACTTCAACAGATTTGCTACACTCTAAGCAGGATATTCTCTTATTAGTAAATGGTCTTCTAGTTCTTTCAGATGGCTTCACAGAGTCATTAATCTTATCAAATCCGTTATCTCTTCCGGCTTCTGCAATAATTTCAGTCATTGTTTCGAATTTATTATTACCAGCAGACGTAACTGGTTTTCTAGACTTTCTTTTTCTGTCAATCGTAAAGTCGTCGGATTTTTTGACCTCGACGGTCTTTTTTATTTGTTTCTTAGCTACTTTCTTCTTAGGCTCAATCTTTTTTTCTTGTTCTAGTTCTTTCTTCAGTTTCTCTCTCAATGCAGATAAGAACTCGTCAACGGACGAGTTGTTGTCTACTTTATCGTCCTCGACTTCTTTTACCTCTCCAGTAAGCTCGCTATAGACATTACAGACCAGAGTCCAATCTTTGTTATCTATAGCTTCTTCAAGCATAAAAGCTATCTCGCTAGCTAAAATCACAAGCGGTGTTCTACTCATTTGAAACTCCTTGACTTACCAAAATCTTGAAATAGCGTTACTCTTCTCTTGATGTCTTTAGTTGTTTCAGATAAGATCTGCATGCTGGCATATAGCCTTAGTCTGCACTTTTCGATAGACTGAGCAAAGGAATTATCTGAAATTATTGACTTCTTTCTAATTTCTGCTGGTAGGAACTTATCATAATTGTCCCAATACTTAGCATAGAGAAAATTCAATGCTTCAATACACCAGTTGTATTGACTATCTATCAAGTCATATTTTTTCTGTAGTATACCAGCATAATTCATTAAAGTCAAGGCGTTGGCAAAACATTCGTCACTGGACAAGCTGAGTATCTCGCCATTAGACATATTAATGATTGGCTCGTACTCGTTCCGGTCCTTGTACTCTATGATATTATTCTCTTTACAGAATGTTTCTACCCAATTGGTAAACTTCTGTAAAACTTCTATTGATTCGCCACTTGTTGTATCAAATTCTTCCATTGTTTTTCCTCATTATATGGGAGCGTCACTATCTTTATATCGTTCATTAGACACCAATCGCTCTTGTCTGAATCTCTTTTTTTGGATTTGAGAAAATCCATTACATCTTTGTGAAAGAAAGAACAATATTCATAGTGCTGTTTACCATGAACTTCAACGATCAGCATCAATTCTGGTATAAAAAAATCAGCATAGAGTAAAGATGATCTGCCAACTCTTTTAGATCCCGGAAGAGTCACTTCTTCATAGATAGATAATCTGGGAAATAACTCTTTTAATAGCTCTCTAGTTTTACTATGTAATGAGGACTTATTTTCTTGATATCGCCGCTTTTTGTTTTTACTGAAATTGAATTTATGTTCTTTATTGTCAAATCCAACAACTTTCATTTCAGAGCATTTCTTTTACTTGTTTCTTGATGAGATCGAATATATCTTTTCTCTCAACTAAGAAGTCGTATATCTTGGATTGGCCTTGAAATTTTGGAGATTCGTCAAAGCCATGAGTCTTATCTAGAAAGGGAATACTATACCAAGCTCCACCCTTTTCGATAATCCCAAATGATTCTGCTAGCTCTATAATCTCTTTCTCTTTATCGATTCCCTTATTGTATTTGATATAGCTGATACAGTCTGTTCCAGATGAGCCAAGTGATGAACATCCTACTCTCCAATGCACTAACTGTCCAACCTTTTTACTATTTTCTTCCCACGGTTCAATTTTCGTTATATCCATTCTTGTGTCAGCTTGATACTGAACCATTGTTCCACAATCTGGAACTTTGACTTTACCATATCCAGAAGTATTGGTAATATAATGCGTAATGATAACTACAATTATCTTGTTCTTTACAACGTTTTGTGCATTCTTCTTAATCCAGTGTGCTAGTAGTTTTGGCAGAGATGCACGAATTGTAGCAGAAGAACTCTCTTCTAGTTCTGATCTTGGAACTAAAGAAGAACATGAGTCTATAATGCATACTGCACCATTATTTTCTGGTCGCTTGAAAAGACTTTCTGCAATGTCAAGAAAATCTTCTGCTGATAAAGATTCTGAATCTTCTGGACTATGAACTATCTGAATCTTATCTAGATCTAGACCATGAGTTCCAGATAGATTATAAGCCTTAAGTCTGCTTTCTCCATCTATATAGATTACCGGTCTGCCTTCATCTTGAGCGTTTTTGCATATTTGCAGACAAGTTGTGCTATTATGAGTTACTACAAAATTATTTGTCAGATAGAGATGATCATTATTATCTAGCTCTATGCATCTACATTCCTCTGATCTTACAACCTCTACTTTTCTTATTGTTCTAAAAAGATCCCCCTTTATTCTTTTGTGATCAATCTTTTTTCTAGTTATAGAGAATAGTTTTGATATATCATTTCCAGATATATGTACTCTATATGATGGAAATACTTTTCCATCACATTTAGTTGTACGATATTTGATTTTTCCTGTATATCCTAGAGATTGAATAATTTCAACAAAATCATATGCTAATTTTTCTGATACGGTAGTATATTCAGCCACTTTACCAGAATCATTATATCCGTCTGTGTCCATTAATCCATTAATAACGGAATATCTGACATCAATAGAGTTATATTTATAGATGTCTGGAATGAATTTATAATGTGAAGTCAATCCAAATAGCTTAAGTTTTTTTAGATCCTGAACAATTGAATTACGATACTTGGATTCGCCAGATATACGATAGCTTATGCCGTCTTTTGTAATACGTTTGAGCTTCAATTCTCGATTATTGCATTCCTGTTGAAACTTAGTAAGTATCTCTTCATCTATATTTGTAAATATTGCAGATCCTGCTGAAATTCCTCCATCTCCAAGTATTGCACCTAAGATATAGGGATCGATAGGAACATCTTGAGTATAGAATTGAACTTCTTTTGTTAGTTGTATTTTGAATCTTGGTCTGTCAGAATAAAACAGGCCCGCATCAAGAATCTCACGAAGAGAAAGTACTATTTCCGAATCAGATCTACCATGGTAATTTATTCCAACTTTCCATAGATGATCTAAACCACATTCTGCATATGTTCCATCATTGAAATGAACCCTGTATACATCCTTTGTTCCATTTAGATGAACTGCTTTAACTTTTGCTGTATTTCCATCAGGAGTACATACAATATCTCCAAGATTAATTTCACCCATTAGTTTGGGTCCATTTGGAGTATAAACAATAGCAGAAACGGGTTGTTCTTTACCAGTCTTTGGATCTCCAGAAACTATGACCCAGCTACCTTCTAGAAGTCCTCCATTCAAAGCAATATCTAGTGCTGGACTGACTGTGAGAGTTTTCAGATTCTTCTTAACAGAAATTAGTTCAGAACCTTTCGAGATTACTTTTCCAAATGCTTTTTGTATTGCCTTATCATTACTTAAATCAAGTTTTTTCTTGTCTTTAGACATAAATCATAAATCCTTCAATATATTTCTCTTGGTTTGTCGAAAGGGCTTAGAGAGTTGTTCACTCTCATTATAGCTGGAGTCAAACGTTTTGTCAAGCCGCTCTTTTTCAAACTTGTCTATGATCGGACCTAATTTTTTATCTTGTAGCTTGAAGATAAACTTAGCATCAATAGACTTTAACGCTTTGATTATAGAATCGATATTATACTTTTTGAGTAGTTTAGAGGCGGCGATTACTTGTCCTTTATAAGAGCCATGTAATTTGTTTCCAGTTACCCAGAATCTTTCTGGGCATTTTCCACTATTGAAAAACTCATTACGCTTTTCAAATATTGTTTCTGCTAAGAAATTAGCCGGGGTAATATATCCTTCTTTATACTTAGACTTGAATGGAGTCTTGTCAGAACATTCCTTTGGCTTGTTTTGTTTCCTATTATCGGTCTTTGATTTTATGGATGTGGTTGGACAATGGGGATCTTGGTTTTCCTTTTGTTGCTTCACCTTTTTCCGATGCCTCCTTAGTCATGATTGCGTACCCTCTCTTACTGTTTATAGCCATGAGCTTGTCTATTGTATGACTACTGTTCTGTTTGTCAACACACTCATTATAAAAGTCTTTTATCCTATCTTCGTCGCACTCTAGATTTTCTGACATCGTTTCAAGACTCAATGACTTGCAGTTGTATTCGATGTAGAACTTTTCTGCTACAGATAATTCGCTCTGCTTTACACTCTTTTTACTAGCCATTTTTTACTCCTTAAGTATTGTTCTTATTCTTGATAGTTTATCTTTTAGATCTTTCATGCATTCTATATATGAATCATGTGTCTTTCTATATTCTATGATTGATGTATTATCTGCAAATGCTATTTCATCATCTGTCATAGATCTAAGGAAAACATCAGTCTTATAATGCTCTCCTAGATTTGGACTAATTATGATTACAGAATCAAATTTTTCCATCTTCAATATATCTCCGTGTTTGCTCAGATGACATCTTATTGATTTTAGATCTCATCTCTTTTTTGGCATCTTTTAGTGCCTGTTTCTTTTCTTCCTTATCTTTCAATGTTTTTTCTTCAACTAGGGCTTTACCCATTTTCTTGCTATTGCTCTCAGCTAATTGACCAACAGTTTTGACCTCGCCTTTAATTGAAATATATGGACAATAGATAACTTTATTAAGTGAGTTTTGTCCACATTTCTCACATTTAGTTAAAGATTCTGAATCAAAGGATTGATATACATCTATCAGCTTGTGCTTACAGTTT